CGCTGCTGGCGGATTCGCCTTTAATGGAAATAATTTTCCAACCATTTCTGCTACCGTGAACGCTGGTGGCACCAGAGGCGTTGGTAATACAACAGGTACAGTAAGCAGTGGTGGTGACGGCGCCGGCGGATTTTCTCGTTTCGGATACGGCGGATTTGGTGGTGACGGCGGATCTGACGGTGGGGACGCCACAGGATATGGTGGCGGTGGCGGTGGTGGCGGCGGCGGGGCTAACGGTGGCGATGGCAGCGTCGGTTATCTTTACATTACATATTGGGATGTTGACTAATGGCAATCTCAGAAGCGTTTAGCGGATCAGCAAGCATTGGGTCTACAGAATATGACCTTCCTAATGCATCTACTACGTTGTCTTCTCAAACAACGGATGGCATTTATCAACTATTTCTTGATTTAAATGCACTTACAGCGACTGAAGAATATAGATTACGTATTTACGAAAAGTGCAGATCAAGTAGCACTCAACGTATTATCCAAGAAGTTATTTTCTCAGGTGCTCAGTCTGAACCTGTTTATGTTGTCCCTGGGCTTCTACTTATGCATGGTTGGACAATTACATTAAAAAAGAATCAAGGCACTGATCGAACGATTGAATGGTCTATCCGACAGGTTTCATAAGACGTGATTAATTGGTCATTACTACTTCAGGGTGGAGCGCAGCTTCTTTATGAGCCAAACCCTACTGGCGTTGTTCTTATTCCAAAAGCGCCGTGGACTTCGCAGCCTAAGTACCCATCAAGGATAAACTGGTCTCACCCGGCGACGGCTCAACTTGTCAGGGCTGGCGCTGCTACATCTAATCGCGATCTTGTAACTAACGCGCTGTTAACCACGTCGAGCATTGAACCGTGGGAAGGCGGGAACTTAGTCGCTCGCGGCGGTACAACTTGGCCGTTCTCTTACGCTACTGGTGATCATTGGACGGTTCCTACTGACGGGAGCCTGACCATTCTTGCTGCATATCCAAAAACCCTACCTATTTCTTTTAACGGATTGGGTTTGTGGCGTTCTAACTCGAACTCTAGAGGGGCGTCCGCCTTTTATATTGAGGGCTTGTCCGTTATTGTCAGAGTAGCAAATGTCAATGTAATGTATTTGACGAGTGGTCCTTTTGTCCCCACAAGAAGGTTATTTTACGTTGCTTTCAGAGTATCATCAGGAACCAGCGGGGAAGCTGCTGTTTTTTGGAATGGGATTAAAGCGGCGACTGTTAATCATACGCAGTCACTGTCCGGCAGCACCGTTTATAACATTGGTGCTCAGTATAACAGCACTGACGCTATCGGTCATCTTGCAGCGTATTGGGTTTGGAACAGGAGCCTTAGTGATGCAGAGCTTGTCGCTCTAACTCAGAACCCTTGGCAACTCTATCAACCCCAGCGTTTTATCTTCCCTGCTCAAACAGCAGGTGTTACCGCTGATAATCTCCTTGCCAATGACCTCCAGAGTAGTTCCAGTGTTTCCACACCCTCCTTGGGTCAGACTCATGGGTTGTTGGCTAATGACCTGCAAAGTGCATCTTCTGTTTCTACTCCAACATTGGGTCAAACCCATGTTCTTTTGGCTAATGACCTACAAAGCACTTCCTCGGTATCCACACCAAGTTTAGCTGCTTTTGCCAATGTTGATACTCTATTAGCGGATAACCTAGAAAGCCTCTCTACGCTTTCTACGCCAGCCCTTGGTCAAACTCATGAGATTTTGGCTAATGATCTACAAAGCGCTTCTTCATTATCTACACCTACTGTAGGGCAAGTCCATGTTCTGCTTGCAGATAATCTACAAAGTGCTTCTTCATTATCTACACCTAGCATTAGCCAGACCCATGTTCTTCTAGCAGACAATCTCCAAAGTCTTTCCACACTATCTACTCCGTCTTTGGGAGGCACTCTTCTTAATGCTCTGTTGGCTAATGACCTCCAAAGTGTTTCTACACTGAGTATCCCTGTCCTAAGACAGAAGAAACAGATCAACTACGCAGCAAGTGCAACGGTTGGTTCACTTTCGGCAATAACCTTCTATCACAACAGTGGTAAATGGTATGGTTATTAAAAAAGAGGATTTATGCTTACTAATAGAGAACTACAGAACATTCTTGATCAAATCAACTCCTTGTTTAGTGAGGTAAGAGAAGATCTTGAGAAGCTAAAGAAAGAAGTAGAAGAACTAAAAGAGAAGAAAACAAATGCCAATAAGAAAAGTTAAGGGTGGTTACAAGTGGGGTAGTAAGGGAAAAGTTTATCCGACCCGTGAAGGGGCAGAAAAACAAGCACAAGCAGCTTATGCCTCTGGATATAAAGAAGATAAACCAAAGAAAAAGAAATAATTGATTTTATCTTCAATATATGTTATAATTTGAATATCAACAATCCAATTTAGTTGGGCAATTGTGAACAAAGAAACTGAAGAATACTATAATGATTTCTTTGAACTCTTTAGAACACCTGGGTGGTCTAGGTTAATTGAAGAGTTTCAACAAAATGCGGAGTTAACTAATTCCGTAGAAAACGTAAAAGACTCAAATGATTTGTACTTTAAGAAGGGTCAACTAACCGTCTTGGCGTTGATCCTCAACCTTGAAACGTACATCAATAGAGGTTACGAGAATGCCTCCACTGAGGATGTTTGATTTTCAGTGTAGTGAGGACCACATATTTGAAGCACTTGTGGAAGATCCAAAAGAATCCGTATCGTGCCCAAGATGTTCTTCTCACTCCAAAAGAATTATCAGCCCCATTCGTAGTCTCCTTGATCCCCTTAGTTTCCCTACAGCGGAATCCAAGTGGATTAGGGAACATGAGAAGGCTGGTAGTAAAAACAATGGAAGCCTTTAACGGTAACTTTCATTTTTTAAATAAATCCACAATGGTTAACACCACGGAGTAATAAGTTCAATGAGTAGAGCAATCCTACTTGATGAAGACACAACTGAGCGTCTTGATGATATTGAAGATCAAGAAGTAGATTCACAAACACTACAAGACCCCTCACAGGACACTTTTGTAGAGCAAGAGTTTACTCAAGATCAAGATGATGATGTTCCTGATAAGTACCGAAACAAGTCTATCAAAGACTTGGTACGAATGCACCAAGAGGCTGAAAAACTTCTTGGTCGCCATAGTTCCGAAGTAGGTGAACTTAGGAAGGTTGTTGATCAGTACATTGCGGCACAACTCAACCAAAACCAAAAAGTAAATACGGAACAACAGCAGCAGCAAGAGGAAGAAGAAGTAGATTTCTTTGTTGACCCTGTAAGGGCAACTCAACAACAAATTGAAAATCATCCTAGCATCCGGCAAGCAAAGGAGTACACGGAGCAGGCTCGTAGAGCAGCTTCTTTGACTCTTGTCAAGAACAAGCATCCTGACATGGAAGAGATTCTCAAAGATCCTTCCTTTGCTGAATGGATTCAAGCAAGCAAGATTAGAACTCAAATGCTTATTGTTGCAGATAAACAATATGATGCAGACGTAGCAGATGAGCTTTTTACCTTGTGGAAAGATCGCCAGCAAGTAGTACAGAACACAGCTACGGTGGAGAAAGCAGCACGTAAGGATGCTCTTCGATCCGCCAGCACTGGTAATGTTCGATCCAGCGGCGAGCAAAGTGCTAAGAAGAAGTTCCGTAGGGCTGATATCATTAAACTTATGAACTCCGACCCTTCGCGTTACGAGGCTTTGCAACCAGAGATTATGCGGGCTTATGCTGAAGGGAGGGTTATTTAACAATCATTGAGGTTATTTAGAAAATGGCTGGTGAAACTTCAGGTGCATATTTTACAGCTAATGCTGTAGTTGACAAAACAGCAGCGGCTACTTTTATCCCTGAGATTTGGTCTGATGAGATCATTGCATCTTATCAAAAGAATCTCAAGATGGCTCCTTTGGTCAAGAAGATGACCATGAAGGGTAAGAAGGGTGATCTTATCCACATCCCCAAGCCCGTTCGTGGTACCGCTTCGGCAAAGGCAGAAGCAACGGCAGTAACGATCCAAGCTAACCTTGAGTCTGAACTGACGATCAACATTAATCGTCACTTTGAATACTCGCGTCTTATCGAGGACATCGTTGAAGTACAAGCTCTGTCGAGCCTTCGTCGTTTCTACACGGAAGACGCTGGTTACCAGTTGGCACTCAAGGTTGACACGGACCTCTTCAGTGCTTCCACTGGCTTTGGTAACGGCACGCTGACCCTTAGCCCCGCAAACACGGGCGCTAGCTGGGCAAGCAACAACGCAGTGTATTACGTCGACGCATCCACTGGTTTGACTGCTTATGCGGTTGACCAGGTTATTGATACCGACGTATTCACTGATGCAGGCTTCCGTGGTCTGATTAAGAAGTTGGATGATAATGACGTACCGATGGACAACCGTGTGTTCATTGTGCCCCCGGCACTGCGCTCGGCAATCATGGGTATTGACCGTTATGTATCGAGCGACTTTCGGGATGCACGTACCGTACAATCGGGTCTAATTGGGTCTGTTTATGGTATTGACGTGTATGTCTCCTCCAACTGCCCTGTCATTGAAACCGCAGCAGCTAACACTGCTGTAGGTAACAACGTGGATATCCGTGGTGCTCTCCTGTTCCACAAGGAAGCCATTGTCCTTGCGGAGCAAATGGCTGTCCGTTCGCAGACGCAGTACAAGCAGGAATACCTGTCCACCCTGTTCACTGCTGACACGCTCTATGGCGTACAAGTCTATCGCCCAGAGGCTGGCTTTGTTCTTGCAGTTAGTGACCTGTAAGCAAAGCTAACTAAGCAAGGCAGGGAGAAACTCTACACCAAGAGAAGTACCCCTGCCTTCTTTTTAACATTAAGGGCACTAATTCAATGGCTACTGAAGATAGACTCTCCAGGATTGAAACCAAGCTGGACAAACTGACTGAAGCAATTCTCACTATTGCTAGAGTTGAAGAAAAGGTTCTTGCTTCCAATGAAAGAATAGAAAAGATTGAGGATAGACTTGAAAAGCAAGAGGGGTCCATTGGGGAGTTGATCTCTAAAGTGGCTGTAAACTCAAAGCAAGTATCCTTCTTCGAGAGAGCACTCTGGTTTTGTTTGGCTACTATTGCAAGTTTCGCTACTTATTACATTAAGGTAAGCAACTAATGTCCAACTATACAAAATCAACTGATTTCACTGCCAAGGACTCTCTCCCCTCTGGGGATTCACAAAAGGTTATTCGTGGCTCTGAGTTTGATACTGAGTTCTCCGCTATTGCAACGGCAGTAAACTCCAAGGCTGACAAGTCTGGGGATACTATTGTCCTCACCGCAGGGACTGTCTCTGCACCTTCTCTCACCACTGTAGGTGACACCAACACAGGCATCTACTTCCCCGCAGCGGACAAAGTAGCTATTGCTACTGGAGGCACTGAGCGTGCCCAAGTTACCTCTGGTGGTAATTTCCTTTTAGGAACGACTACCGAAGCTGGTACCGATAGGTTAAACGTCGTTAGCAGTATCCGCATTGGTAATGCAAGCACTGAGACAAACGCATTACAACTCACCACGAGTGCTTCATCTGCAACTGTTCAAACCCGATATGGAACGCCACTTATTTTTGGTACTAACGCTACCGAGCGTATGCGCCTTGACTCCTCTGGCAATCTTGGTATTGGGACGACCCCAAGTTACAAGCTAGATGTCAGTGCAACTGGAACAGAAGTAGGAAGGTTTAAGACATCTGGGGCAATTAACGCTTTGTATTTGGAAGACAGTGGAACCACTGCCAACACTCTTTATATAGGGACTGTTGGAAACGATTTTCGAATTGTTACTAGTTCTAATGAACGCCTGCGGCTTGACTCCTCTGGCAACCTTGGCTTGGGTGTAACCCCGAGTGCTTGGAGCGGCATCAAGGGAATACAGATTGGCGACGGCGCATCATTCACCGGAGGTGCCGGGCTCAATAATGCGTTTATTGCTTCCAATGCTTTTTACGATGGCACAAATTGGAAATACATCAACAACAACTATGCTTATTACGAAAGCATAGGTGGTGCCGCTGCTGCTCGCTGGTACACAGCCCCCTCTGGCACCGCAGGTAATACCATTAGTTTCACCCAAGCGATGACGCTGGATGCGAGTGGGAACTTGGGGGTTTCGTCTACAAACACTACTGGTTGGACTTTAAGTCTAGGTCTTTCCGTGGGTACGGGAAAAATTAGATTATCTAACAACGAGAATGACGGCGCTGACACTTGGATATTGAAATATTCCCGAAGCGATGATTCGTATACGGCGGGGATAAAGTCTCCTAGTTATCAATCAGGGGGTGGTATTGCCTTCGTAACTGGCACTACGGCTGGGAATGAAACAGAACGCGTCCGCATCGCAGGTAATGGGAACGTGGGCATTGGGACTAACTCCATTCTTCCCAATATCGGATTAGAACTAAAGAAAGCGGGCGCATATATTGCATTAAATACAACAACTACAGGGTTTTCTTTAATTCGTGGTTATGATAGCGGAACGGAACGGTGGGGTATAGGACAGGCAGGATTTGGAGGAACTGATGGGCTTGCTTTTTACACAAGCGCTTCTATTACAGAACGAGCCCGCATCACAGGTAGTGGTGATTTCTTGGTGGGGACTACGGCCACCACCGGTAGCCAGACAAACACTAAAAATACAGTTGTAGGAAAGATCACGTCTAATAATGGAACGGTTTCAGCAGCAAATAACACAGCAACAACGATCCTGTCTGTATCAGCAGCAGGATCTAGTACCTTTTTGGTAACGGTCACCCTTATTTCCGTTGATGTAGGTTCCTACTACACTGTTTTAGGGCTTCTTCGCTGTGGAGGTAATACGGATAACTACACAAATATCATTACAGCAACAAATCTTACTGTGTCGCTAAATGGATCAGATTTACAGGTTACACAGACAAGCGGGCTCTCTGGTACTGTAACTTGGTCTCTTTTGAGACTTATTTGAACCAAAATCACTCTACACTCGTGTGCCGCACTAGAAAGTAACTAAGAGGATTATTATGACTACACAACATACTTGGACTGTGGCCGAGATGGATGTATACGTTCAACAAGACGGACATAGCGAGGTTGTTTTTAATGTCCACTGGACCTGCTTGGGTCAGAATGAGGAATTTTTTGATAGTGCTTATGGTGTATGTGCTGTGCCTTTGCCAACTTCCTCCTTTACTCCTTACGCCAACTTGACTCAAGATCAAGTGTTGGGTTGGATCTGGATTAACGGGGTAGACAAAGCCGTTACTGAAGCTGCGGTGGAAACACAGATTCAGGCGAAAATCAACCCTGTTGTTGAAACCCCTCCCTTGCCGTGGTCACCATGAGTTTAGATCATCTCAAAGGTGCCTTAAGAAGCAAGACTGTTTGGTGGAATACTTTTTTAGCTCTTTTAGCTTCCTTAGAACTCCTTAGACCTCATTTGACAACCTTGATTGGACTTGAGACTACTGCTACTATTCTCTTGGCAGGTTCTTTGGTAAACCTGTTCTTGAGAGTAGTAACAACAACCCCACTTAAGGATAAATAAATGAGTATTACACTGAGTCTTGCAATTGAAGAGGTTAATGGGATTCTTCAGGTTCTTGGGGATCTCCCTACGAAGTCAGGTGCTTTCCCTCTTATGGTTAAGATTAAGGAACAAGCTGAAGAGCAATTGCCTCCTACTAAAGAAGAGTCAGAAACTCAAGAGTAACAATGCAACTACTTAACCTCGTTCAGTCCATCTTTAAGCCTGCTGTAGAACTCATTGATGAAGTTCACACTAGTCAAGAGGAAAAGCTACAACACAAAGAGAGACTCTTGGTTACTCAAGCAGCAGTCATTGACCAGGTGCTTCAGTACGAGAAGGACTCCTTTGAGTCTAGGGCAAAGATCATTGAAGCAGAGGCTAAGTCAGAACATTGGCTCACAGCTATTTGGAGACCAGTGACCATGCTTACATTCCTTGCTTTGTGTGTTGGAGATAGCCTTGGGCTTCTCTCCAGTCCACTTAGGGATGAAGCATGGTCTCTGCTTCAGTTGGGTCTGGGTGGTTATGTTGTAGGTAGGTCAGCGGAGAAGATAACTAAATCAGTATTGAGCAATAAAGATGGTTCCTAATCTTTCTCTTCCAAACATTAACCTTGCTGCACTGGCGGCACTAACTCAGGGAAACACAG